TATATGACAAAATCTTTAGACTCTGCAATCAAACAAAAGATGGATAAGAACTCTGATAGACCAAAGAAGCATGGGGTAAGATTCTAATGATGACAGTAGAAGAAGTGTTAGCTCAGCTTAGTCCAAAGCTAAGAAAGACAGTCATGGCTGGAGATACAATTCCAGCAACACAGTATGCAGAAACACCTAGCTTTGGTTTAAACCGTGCACTCAATGGTGGACTACCATATGGTCGTCAGGTATTGGTATGGGGTTCAAAGTCTTCTGCAAAGTCCTCTCTATGCCTTCAAATGATAGGTCTAGCACAGAAGGAAGGAAAGATCTGTGCATGGATTGATGCTGAGATGTCATATGATAAGAAGTGGGCAGAAAGTCTTGGTGTTGACTCATCAAAGCTTATTGTTTCACAGTGCCGTACGATTAATGAGATGGTTGATGTTGGAACTAACCTAATGAACGCTGGAGTTGATATAATAGTTATTGACTCTATTACATCATTGCTACCAGCAATTTATTTTGAAAAGGATTCAGATGAACTTAAGCAACTTGAAAATACAAAGCAGATTGGCGCAGAGTCAAGAGATTTTAGCAACGCTTGGAAAATGCTTAACTACGCTAATAATAAGATTAAGCCAACTATGTTGGTACTTATTAGCCAGTCTCGTAATAATATTAGTGCTATGTATACTAGCCAGCAGCCTACTGGTGGCCAAGCTACTAAGTTTTATTCTTCAACAGTCATTAAACTTTTTTCATCAGAATCAGACAATCAAGCAATTAAAGGCAAGATTCATGTTGGAGATAAGCTCATTGAAGAAAAGATTGGTCGCAAGATTCGTTGGGAACTCCAATTTTCTAAGACTTCTCCTGGCTTTCAGTCTGGCGAGTATGACTTTTATTTCAGGGGAGATAATGTTGGTATTGATAGCATTGGTGATCTTGTTGATACGGCTGAAATGATGGGTATTGTAGAGCGCACAGGTGCTTGGTATGTATTACCAGATGGCAGTAAGGTACAGGGTAGAGAAGGATTTGTAAATAGAGTTCGTGAAGATCTAGACCTACAAGATTCTATCAAGAATAAGATATTAGATGTCTGAAAAATTTAAGATATTCTCAGGTAAGTTTCCTTGTAAGACATGTGGAGAAGAAGTTTTATCTTTAAGATTGTGGAAAGAAAGTGCAGACTTAACTTGGATGTGTTCTAACAAACATATATCAAAAGTACCTATTATTATGACAAGGAAAGATTTTGAGCGAAAGAGCGGAAAGTAAAAGAATTGGTGCTAAGCAGCACAAAAATTCTGGACGTAATACACATAAAGGAGATGCTACTTGGAAAAACTTTACTGTAGATTTTAAAGAATGCTCTAAGTCATTTACATTAAATAAAGATGTGTGGGCTAAGGCTGTTACAGATGCCATTAGAAATGGCAATGATCCAGCAATACTTGTTGTTCTTGGAGATGGTAATTCAAAAGTACGATTAATGATAACTGAGTTTGAAATAATGGAACAAATAATAGGAGAAGAAAATGAGTGAACAAACAACAATAGAAATGGTAAACGGACTATCTGAAATAGCTGAGTATATGCAGGATGAAGAGCTTACACAGGCTTTAACATTTATTGCTAAGATCATTATTAAGCCAGATATTCCTCTAAATGTAGCAACGGTAGAAATAGTCAGACTACAGGCTATAGCAGCAAAGATGGCTTTCAAGGCTACCTGGATGGCTAATGTAGACAAAAATGACAGGGCAAAGAAGAATATTTATTATACAGCAGCAGAATCAATCAATAACTTAGTCTCAGCACTCAAATATATCATGCGCTAACCTGGTATACTTATATAAACAAAGGAATACAATGACAAAAAATTTACTAAAGCAGATCATGATTAAAGAGGTTGAGACACCAGCACAAATTGATGCACAAGAGCTTGTAAAGGCTATTGAGGCTGGATATCTAGTTGGGCGTGAGCCTAAGCATACACAGAAGAAAACTTTTGGTCCTTCTACTATTGCTTATGGTCATGGAGAATGTCCTAGATATTGGTACCTTGCATTTGAAGGAGCAATATTTGAGGATAACTCTGATCCATATGCAGTAGCTAATATGACTAATGGAACTCTTGCTCATGGAAGAATTGAGACAGCGTTTAAGAACTCTGGTATTTCAATTGATTCAGAGTTTAAGATTTTCAATGACGATCCTCCAATTTTTGGTTATGTAGATAACTTTATTAATTGGAAGGGCGAAGAGGTTGTTGTTGAGGTTAAGACAACTAATAATGAAGTGTTTGAGTATCGTAAGCGTACAGGTAAGCCAAAGATGGGTCACGTCGTGCAGATACTTATTTATATGAAGATTCTTAAGAAGGCAAAGGGTGTTCTTATTTATGAAAATAAAAATAACCATGAACTTCTTGTAATTCCAGTTGAGGTAAATGATCATTACCGAAAGTGGATTGACGAAGCATTTGAATGGATGAGAGTAGTCCGTAAGTCTTGGGAAGTTAAAGAACTTCCAACCAAGAATTACAGATCAAACTCCAAGGTTTGCAAGAACTGTCCAATCAAAAAAGCATGTGATGAAGCAGGAGCAGGCGTAGTTAAGATAGCCTCTCTGGAGGAATTGAGTGAAACTTTGTAGCAGATGTGACAATAGGTTTGATCCCAAGGTCAGTTATCAAATATACTGCAGCCTTGAGTGCAGAGACCTTGCTACAAAAGATAAGATTAAGGAAAGATATCAAGTAACTCGTAGACAAAAAAGGAAGGGGAAGGATCGTAGATGTTTGGGCGGATGCGATACTTCTCTTTCTATTTACAACGACTCTGGTTTTTGTGCTAACTGTAATGTAAGCAAAAAAGCAGTTGATAAAATGTTAAAAGAGATTAAGGGATTTATTGAGTATGAACAAGACTAAGTGGGGTTTTCCAATTATGCCTAAAAGAATTTGTGCTATTGATGCTAGCACTAATAGTCTTGCATTTTCAGTTTTTGATACATTTACAAAAAGCATAGTAACAGTGGGCAAAATTAATTTTGAAGGTAAAGATACCTATGAAAAGGTCATGGATGCAGGAAAAAAAGTAAAAGCTTTTTTTGATATATACGGTGGCTTTGAAGCAATCATTATTGAGCACACAGTATTTATGAATAGCCCTAAGACTGCTGCAGACCTTGCCTTGGTTCAAGGAGCTATTCTTGGATCAGCAGGACAAACTGGAACACAAATCATAGGTAAGGTTTCCCCAATTACATGGCAAAACTTTATTGGTAACAAAAAGATATCAAAAGAAGAGCAACTTGTGATTAGGTCTACGAACCCTGGAAAGTCTGTTTCTTGGTACAAGTCTTACGAAAGAAACCTAAGAAAAGAAAGAACCATAAGATTTATTAATACTATTTACGATAGAACTATTAGTGATAACGATGTGGCAGATGCTTGCGGTATTGGTCATTGGGCTCTATCTAACTGGAGTAAAGCAATAGGAGTTGACAAATAATACTATGGCTGGTAAACTATATACATCAGAAGTATGGCTAAAAAAAAGATTTCTTATTGATAAGAAGTCGCCAGAAGAGATTGCAAAAGAGTGTGGGGCAAGCGTAGAAACTATCTATGTTTACCTTGCTAAATTCGGATTAAGAAAGAGTAGACGATGAATAAATTACAAAGAGTTCTTATTGGTCTAGGTGTTACGGGTGCAGTGGGTCTAACCTATGTTGTTACAGCACTCAAGGGTATGCCAGAAGCATTTGATTGGGAAGATGACGAAGAGGAAAATAATGAGTGATAATTTAAATATCACGGTAGATCAAGTCAATCACCCACGTCATTATACAACAGACCCATCTGGTGTTGAGTGCATAGAGATTACACGTCATCGTAACTTTAACATTGGTAATGCCTTTAAGTATTTGTGGCGTGCAGGGCTTAAAGATGAATCAAAAACTATTCAGGACCTTGAGAAAGCAATATTCTATATCAAAGATGAAATCAATAGACTAGAGGGAAAGTATGTCAAGTGAAGAAGAGCTCGTAAAACACCTTGATGTAATGAATGATGTTGTTAGCGAATATCTAAAAGGTAGTGACCCAACGACAATCTCTAAAGAGTTAGCAATACCTAGAACACGTGTGGTTGCATACATTGATGAATGGAAAGAAAAAACATCAAATAACACTGCAATTCGTGCTCGTGCAAAAGATGCTCTCGCTGGCGCTGATGCACACTATAGCAAGCTAATATTAAAATCTTATGAAGTTATTGATGAAGCATCCATGACAAATAATCTTAGTGCAAAAACTGCTGCTATTAAATTAGTGATGGACATTGAGTCTAAACGTATTGATATGTTGCAGAAAGCTGGATTACTTGAGAACAAAGAGCTTGCTGAAGAAATGGTTGAGATTGAGAGAAGACAAGAAGTTCTTGTTGGAATTCTTCGTGATATTGCTTCTACTAATCCAGAAGTGAGAGATATTATTATGCAACGGCTATCTGCTATTGCAAAAGAAGGAGAAGTGATTACTGTTGTCCACGATGTTCAATGATTTCTTTGAGGTACTAAAAGAAAATCATTTTGTTGAGAAGCCTGTTGACGCAAAAACATTTGTTGAGTCACCAGACTATCTTGGGCAACCTCCACTATCTGATATACAGTATGACATAGTTGAAGCCATGAGTCAGATATACCGCAAAGAAGACGTTGTAGATATTCGTGGTGACGATGGTGAAGAATACTTTAAGAAATACACCAAGAATGAGATTATCCTGCAACTTGGCAAGGGATCTGGAAAAGACTTCGTATCTACAGTAGCATGTGCATATGTGGTGTATAAGATGCTATGTTTGAAAGATCCAGCAGTTTACTACGGTAAGCCTGCTGGAGATGCTATTGATATCATTAACGTTGCTATTAACGCTCAACAGGCTAAAAACGTTTTCTTTAAAGGCTTTAAATCAAAGATTGAACG